AGGTTTGAAGAAGAACGGATAATTAACACTAATGGGTACGACTTTGTCTGTGAACATTTTCTTAGCGTCTGCACCACTTTTAGATAAGATTCCAAACCTCGAGTCGGAACTAATCGTGGCCAAGTTGACAAGTTCTGCAGATGCCATGAACGAAAAACCACTCCTTCTATTTTTAAGATAACACATACCGTAACACCTGTTATCCGCTTTGCAGGCTTCCCAGAAGATGAAAAATAATCTGTTTGCTTCTCTATATTCCGGTGCTCCGACATCGATCTTGGACCACTGCAAGTACATGTAATGAGTACCAGTAATATATACAGGGTTGCCATTATTGTAGAAATGAAAACCTTCTTCTCGACGTTTAAATTCTTCATCTATATAATCGTACCACTTTTCTTTAAAATCTATTGGGTATTCTTCCCAATCAAATCTGCTTTTTATTCTTTGTAATTCTTTTGGATATTCAAATCTTTCCCAATATTGTTTCGCTTTATCTTCGCTTCGTTTATACGGTTCATCTGTTGCTGGTAAAGCAATCCGTAAGTTTTGTATTTCAATGATCTGTCCAATCTTACCTGTTTTACTTATACAAACAAAATCATACTCAGCATTATAGCCGTATTCCCATTTTTTATACCTATTATTTTTTTTAAGTATTTTAGGGTTTATATAATCTTTTAATTCAGACCATAGTGTTTGCTTATACATCACTTACTTCTCCCTTCAGCAAAGCCTTTAAAACTTCTTTCTTCTTTAACTTCTTTAACTACACCATTTAAAATATTTTCTTCTTCTTCAATACGTTGTAGTATTTCAAAAGCATCCATAATACAAAGCTTTTTAGTGGCAGCTGCATTCTTAAGTCTGTCAGCTGATACATCATCTTCAGTATGTGTGATAATTTTTTCTTCAGCTACTTTAATTAATTCATCAACTGCTTTGCGCCCAGCTCGGATTATATTCTTTCTCGTGTCCTTCGTATTCATGAGTTAAAGCTATATCATTAGATTTCATACAATAAAGTCTTTGGCCTTCTATAATAAATTCAAACTCTGAGTTAGGTGTAAATACCACAAGCTCTCCAGGTTTTAATCCGGCAGCTTCTAAGAGACTATTAGAATATTTTAATATACCAAAGTGCTCACGCTCTTTACTTGTTATTAGAGCGTTTATATTACGTATAGGAGATACAAAACAATATTTCCAATTACATATTATTTCATCATTATGTTTGTAAGCATATATTTGACCTGGTGAACAAAAATATAAATCATCTTTAAAATAAGTAGAGCTATTACGTTCTCTACCTTTTTGATCGTACCATCTTCTAAATATATTATGATGAACGTATACTGTATCTCCTTTTTTAATTGAAGTATTTAATGTTAATGGTACCTCTACAACAATAGCTTTTTTGCTAACAAAACTATGATCTTCAATACTAGTATTAATAATAAGTTGCTTATCATCAACTTTTCGTATATTATCATATCGTGCGTGTAGTGGTTTAACAATAAAGTTATATACACTTTTCATTAATATTGTAAATCGTATTCAACCGCTATAGCCATATTGCGATTAAATTTTTTCCAAGGTAATACTTCATTATTTTTAACTATATATATTAAGTATTCACCATATTCATCTTCACTTATTATATCGCATATCTTATGTCCACCATATACTTCTTGACCTACAGAATAATGCATTGCATCATTTTTATAGTCAGATCCAATACTAATTTTTCTTATATTAGACATTATATAGCGGCTACAGGGGTTTCTTCTTCTTCTTGTTCTATTTCAGTGTATGTACCATCTGCTATGCTAATGTTAATAGCTCCATACTCTTCTTCTAATACAGCTTTAAAATCTTCTACTTCTTTATTTATAGCTGCAAGATCATGTAATAGCCCATGCTTTTGACTTTCAAGATATCCAACATTATTTAATATTTGATTTATTTTATCTTGTTGATCTTGAATAGTTTTTAATTGCTCTTCTTTTATTTTTTTCATTTAATTAAATTTAATTGTTTAAATTCTTACTACTTGTATCGTAATAAGTAGTATCACCAGTTAAAGATTCTATTTTACTTTTTAATTCATCTTCTGTAGCATATACACTAGTCGTGTGAATTGTTTCTAATTGCAAACCTAAATCTAAGTAACCAAAGTATAATATATACTTTTCATTGTTTAAAAAAACTCTTTGTAATAAATTTCTTTTAATTTCTACAACAAACCATCTATTTGTTTGTTCTTTTGTAACTGCTATCATACTCCACCTCCATCTGTAAATGACCAACCATGGGTTGATATTAAATTAGCTCTTGCTGTGTCAGCTGCTGAACCTATCGTATAAGTTGAACTACCCATGTTAATGGTACAGTTTTGTGGTTGTTCTGCGGCTGGTAAAGCATTTATTTGATTATTCCAAGCTATTAACGTAGCATCGTAATTAGCTGTTGATATACTTTCATTTCTAAGAATACCACTAAACATTCCATTCCAAGCATTGCTTGGTGGTGCTCCTATGTTTAAATCACCTAATGGTTGATCAAAGTTATTAGCATCTCTAAACATTGTTTGATAAGCTTGAAAGTTATTCATTGATTGTGATCCTAATGAACTTAAGTTCCAACCGGTGAATGGTTGATTATAATAATCATTTCTTTGAAACATACCTCTAAAAGCTACTCCATTAGAAAAATCCCAAGGTGATAAATCCTCATTAAATGTAGCCGCGTAAAATAAATTACTATAATCTAATTTATCAACATTAGTAGGATTTATATAACTAGCCCAACCAGTTACTATATCATTCCACGTACATCCTACACCATTAGTATTTTCTTTCATATCCATGAAAAAACTTGCTAATTCAGCGTTTGAAAACCCTTGAGCAGCGTAAGTTCCTAATCCACTTAAATCCCATTGATCCATGCCTATGCTTAAAGGTTGTTTATCTGCTAAAGAAGAATCGCCAGTGGTTTGTCCAGTGCTCCAACCTCTAAAAGCTATTATATTACTTACATCCCAATTTGATATATCGTAATTACATATATTATATTTAGTAGCACTGTTTTTACCTGCTTTTCCTATTGGTGCTGTTAGTTGATTTATATTACTCCATGTAACATTCATTTGACTAATATCTTGATCTAACTTATAGCAGTTAAAAAATATATAACTTAAACCGTTGTCAACTAAACTACTAAAATCCCAGTTTTGTGGTATAGCTTGATTAAATTCCCAACACGCATAAAAAGTACCATTCATACTCGTAACGTTAGAAGTGTCCCAGTTTAGCAATGATTGGTTTGAATTTACAAAGTTATATTGACAACCGTAAAACATATAAGTCATATTTTGTACAGAAGAAAGATCAGGCGAATCCTCTGCTGTAACTTCTAAATATCTACAACCTCTATATGCTTGACGCATACTTTTATAGTTTAACTTACCCCATTGTTTTACTTTTGTTATTTTTTGAGCATCACCATAACTGTAAAAAGAGTTAAAATCTCCTCTAATTTTAATTTCATAAATACCAGGTGATGGATAAGTGTGTGTAAAATTAGTACTTGTTACTCCTGTGTCACTGTTTCCATCTCCCCAATCAACATCGTAGTTTGTAGTGTATAAACTATTAGATTGTAATCTAAACTGCGTGTTTGGTGTGGAACCATTTATAGTAGTATCTATTTCCCATATTAATGATTCAGTATCACTATCTCCTCCACCTTGACCAGGTAAACTTTGGACTGCGGGTATCGTATAACCTCCTCCACCTTGACCAGGTAAACTTTGGACTGCGGGTATCGTATAACTACACGCTAATAACATATGATTTACGCAGTTTCAGTTAAGTTTACTTTTATTAATACAGATCCGCCAGTACCACTTTGATTAGCTCTACTTGTTATCCATCCAAAAATATTTGCACCACTACCTGATACATCACATTTACCAGCGCTATTACCTTCTTCTACTTTATCACCAATATCTGGATTATTAATACCGTCATAATCACAATCAACAAGCCCACAGTTTTTTAAAGCTAAATAATCTCCATTAGGTGCAGTTGTTGTACTTCCATATAATGTATTTATAGAAATACCAATTGCCATTTCAGCATCACTTGAATTAACTCCTTCAAAAGCTATTTCATCATTTATACCACTTAAACTTGTGTCATGAACACTATACCATTTGTTTTCAAAACTTAAAGCGTCAGCCCACCATTGTGAACATTCAGCATTTAAAAATGCTCCATTATAGTAAACGCCTCCTGATTGAATAGGATTTTTAGACCACATGTAAACACCTTCAATACCTCTATCTATTACTATCTGTCCATTATCTAAAAGCCTAGGTTCTGTAGTTCTATATGCAGTTCCATAGTCTGTAGCTTGTTGTAATCTTTGTATTTGATCTTGTGTTCTTGCACCCCAGTGATGAAAATGTGTATAACTCATATTATGCTATTTCTATCGTTTGTAATGTTATCCAAAGTAAATCACCTGTAGATCCACTTTCGAGTGAAGCGCCAAGAGCACCACTGCTTCCTGTAGTAGTATCATCAAACCGGCCAGCTGTTCCATCAATTATAACAAATCTTCCACGAACAATTGATCCGCCAGCAATAGCTTGTACTTTACCAGCATGAGCTACTGCTACAAATCCACCTACAGGATCTCTTAATGCAACTCCACAAAATTCTTCATTATTCCCATTTGTTGCTAATTGAACTTCACCTGTTGAACTTGTTTTTAATAGATTTCCTTTTACAACTGTAACTCCACCATCTACCTTAAAACATATACTTCTTTCATCCATCCATAATCTTCCATTGTACGTTTCCATCATTTGAGTATCTGTGTTAAAAACAGTTGATCCTTCAGGAATTTTAGGCGAACCTGTAATAGCATCTATTTCTGCTGATGTTCTAGCGCCATAAGTATAAGGTAATGCTTGATAACTCATATTAAAAAGATTCTGCTGCTGTTCCCCATATGCAAACTTGAGCGCCTTTAACTGTTGTAGGTGTAGCAGCTGTTGATGTTATAATGTCAAAGTCTGGATCTATTGCTTTTCCAAAAGCACCAGCGTTGTAAGAACCTCCTCCTGGAACTACATTGGTAACTTCTCCATTTCCTGTATTAGTAGGATATATTGCTTCATCTCTACTTAAAACCACATTTCTTTTCATCGGCCATAATCCCATCATAGCTACTGTAGCAAAATCACCATTAGCTGCATCTTCTAAAGCTACTCCCATAGGTTGTCGTGCTTCAGACGTACTAGAAGCTATTTTAACTATAGCTCTTGCACCTGGACTAGGTGTTGGAGTAGAAGAAAGATTAGGTTGACATACAAAGTCTCCTACATCCCAACCAGTCGCTTCGTTACAGTAACATAGATAAATACCAGTTCCTATCCAATGACTACCATAAACTAAAGAACCACCCTGATCAAAATCATACCAAGTTAATAACTTATAATTATTTATGTTATTAAAATTATGTGTATAAGTCATTTTACATAATACTGTATCTCCACTTTCTAGTACTGGATCCCAGTAATTTGTTGCTCCTGCTGTAGTTCTATTTTTAGCGAATATTTGGTTGTAGGTTTTTATACCATGATTAGTACCGCCTACTTGACTAAAAGTATAACTCATATTACTTTATAAACCAATTAGATCCATCGGATATTAATTCGTAATAAGTGTTTAAAGATGCTAAAGGTAAACCGTTCGTAGTTCTGTTTGTACCATCTATTGTTTGGCTACTTACTGTTTTTATAACAACTGTGTCGTCCACACTGTTTTGACCTGCGTATTTAACACCTATTATTTCTCCACTATTTCCTACAGCTGTAGGTAATGTAACTTCAATATCAGGTACACCTACTGTAGTAGTAATAGTATAAAATGTACCTACAGCCGCAGCTGTCGGTGTTGCACTTGAAGCAGTTATAGAAGATGGAAATCCACCACCACCACCAGCTCCAGTTATAGTTATATTTCCAACAGCATCAGAAGAAACACTTACCGTACCTGCGCCTGTTAACGTTACGGAATCAGTTACTCCAGAGCTAGGAATTAAATCTATTTGTCCTAAAACGCCTGAAGCAGATGTACCTAAATCGTATGTAGTATTATTATCTGTTGGCGTTACCCATGATAAAGTAACGTTACTAGTTGAAACTCCATTAGCTTCTAAAACTTGACCAGCTGCAGGTAAAGTATTAGGTAATATCCACGTTTGATCTACAGCATCTTCAGCTGTTGTAATTATAAAATCAAAATTGTTTGGAACAACATTTTCACCACCATGTAATGTTATTCTAGGTTGAGTGTTACCTGTATCGTAATTACCAAAAATCTCAAGTGCTCCTTTAAAACTAGAATTACCTATTATTAAAGTATAATTAGGATTATCCCAATTTAAACCACCAGATCCACCAAGACTATTACCGCCAAGACCATAAAAAGCTAATCTACCTACGGTTGATGTTGATGGTGTACCACTACCGTTACTGTTTATTACACTAGTAACTAAAGCTGGTCCACTTATTTTTGTGTTAGTATTAGGTGTACCCGTTTTAAATCCAGCTATTCCATCTATTAACCTTACGTTTGTTTCAAAAGGAAATGCTGTGTTATCACTAATTGGTTTATTTGCCATTTTTATTATGTTTCTAATTCAATTTTACTTCCATCTTCTAAAAGCACTATGTCAGTAAGCCCAGACTCTAATGCTATAAAATCACCAGTTGGAGGTGTTGAACCTCCCTTTTGACCTGGCAAATTAGATATAGCAGGGATTATATATGTATTTCCTATAAACATATTAATATAATGCTAATACGTCTCCTACACTACCAATACCTGAAGTAACTTGTTTAGCTAGTATTGGTAAGAAAGATCCAGCTGCTACACCTAAGAATGTTACTGTTTGTCCACTTTCTAGCATAACACCATAGTCTCCTGCAACACCTACGTATAAACAACATCCTCTTTTTTGTGTATTAGGAATATCTACATTGCTTATTGTAATTTCAAAACCTGTACCTGTACCACCAGTAAAAGCTAATGTAGCGTCTTTAATGTATGCTCCACCTGCATTAGTTATTGTAATACCTGTAACAGCACCACTCTCAACTGAATCTATAGTAGCTGTTAAAGCAGGTGTACCTGTAGTAGCAGTTAAAGTAGATCCAACATCTCCAAGTACAAATCCAGTTCCTCCATCGCTGATAGAAAAACCACCATCTCCCCAAGTTGTATTAACAGCACCTGTAGTTATTGCCGCAGCGTCGTGTGCAAATACTCTAGGCTCTTGTTGCATTTTACCATTTACCGTATCTAATACTGGTTCCCAGCTATTAAATTGATTAATTGCCATTTGTTTATTTTTTATTTATAAATACTTTTTCAGCGCCTCTGCTTCCAAAGTACGCTACATATACTGTTATTAATAATGTTTTAAGTAATTCAACCCAAGCATTGTCTACATCAAACATCATATGAAATGAATCCACTATTATTAATATTGTAGATGATAAGGTTAAATATATAAGAGTTAATGGTCTAGTGTTTTTACTTAGCCATGAATCTGACTTCATGTCACTTTCCCATCTAGCAGATATATCTTTCATCTCTTGTATATCTTGCTCTAATAATTTTAATGCTGTTTCTTTATCTTTAGGTTCAATTGTATTATCACTTGTTATAATATTTTTTACTACACCAAGTGCTCCTTGATCTGGTAAAAATTCACCTACTTGTGAAAGAACTTGAGGTGCTCTTTCAGTTAAAAAAGCACCTACTTTAGTTTCTTTAAACTTCTTTTTTTTAGACATTTAGTTTAATTGTTCTACTAGTTTTCTTTACAACACCAGGTAAATTGTAATCAGTTTGATCTTTAGTTGATTTGTCTCGAGATAAAAACTTTTTATTTTTCCTAGCCGCATGCTTTTGTTCTTTTCGTAAAGCTAATTGCTCATCATAATGTTTTTCAGCTGATTCACTCATAACTTCTTTTCTACCAAATACTTTTGTTAAAGCTTTACTTTCTTTTATTTGTCCTCTTTTATTTTTTAAACCTAACGAACCGCCAATACTTTTTCTATTTCTAGATACTGGTGCATACTGAGAAAGAGTTTCTCTTTTAATTTCTTTTTTACTTTTGATTCTTTCTCTTTCTTTTGGAACATCTGTAGTTCCTGGAGGCTCTTTAGGAATTTTTATAGGTTTAGGATCTGGCCTATCTTGAACTATTAACTGAGCTCTACGAGGTTCTATTTTTATTTTACCTTTAGTATATCTAGATTTTTTATCTCTAATAGCTTGTTTTTCTGGTTCAGATAAACTAGCCCAATACTCATTTCCTTTTTTCTTTAATTCTTCTGTAGGAGCTTTATAAAATGAAGTGTGTTTTTTAATTCCTAAATCTGGATCATCATAACCAGGATCAGTTGGACTTAATTCAACTTGTTTTTCAGGACCTAACTTTTCTAATTCTGCTTTTTGCTCTTGAGCTTTTTTACTACCTTCATAAGGTATTTCACTACCTTTAGGTGGATCTTGATGCAATGGCGATCTCATCGTAGCAGGAGAACTTTTTATTAAATTTCTTTGTGATAAATTAGCAAATGCTGGGTAGTTACCACTTCCGTTTCTTAGTTTCATATTTACTGGGTTTTCTTCATATACTTCTTTTTCCCAAGGCAAGTCATGGGCTCCTTCAGGCATATTAGCTCTAGGTATTTTTTGACCTTTCCAATATACATAGTTATCATCATAGTCCATATCACCTCTAGCCATTTGATCTATATGATGCGCTTCGTGTTCTACAACCTTTAAAAATGTAGTAGTATCGTTTATATTTTGGTTTACACTAATATTAAAACCAGCATTTGAATGTCGCTCATTATTTGCTTTTCCATAAACACCTTTTTCCATAGGTA